CAGCGCCGCGAGCGTACCGATTACGCCGCAGCCGCCACGCTGGATATCACCATTACCGCCAGCGAGAAAGACGCTGGAAAGCCGAGCGCAGCGGTGCACGTGGACTACTTTGGCCTGCGCGACGACCTACAGGGCAAGGGCACGGCCACGCGCATGGTGGGGCAGCTGGGGCAGCTGGCGTCGAGTCTGGGCATAAAGGGCCTGGCGTTCGAGGCAACCACCAGCCCCGGCGCTATGAACGGCGCGTACACGTGGGCCAAGCTGGGGTTTCCGCCGGCAGACCCGCACAGTTGGGAGTATCAAGACAAGCGGTTCCGTAATTGGCTGGCCGAAGCGCACCCTGGGGCGGCAGCCGAAGTAGAGAAGCGGTATCCAAAGATGATGCAGCCGGTGGACATGGCCAACTTCACTGACTCGACCGGTAAGACCCTGGGCAAGGAATTTATGAGTACGCACCACATGCAGTGGAGCGTACAGCTGGCCACATGACCACCAAACCCCCCAACTACTTGAACACGCCGGCCTTTGCGCGCGAGGCGGGCGTTGACCCGCAGCCGTACACCCCGCAGCAGCGGCGCGCGGCCATACACCAGTGGTACGCCAAGCGCCGCAAGCAGCGCACCGTGCAGGCCGCGCACGACGTCACCGAGGAGGCTCGAGACGCTGCCGGCAAGTGGACGAGCGGTGCCGGTGTGGCCAGCGACCCGACCGCCACGCAGCGGCGCATCAACATACGGCTGCATGCCGGTGGTGGCGTGCTCGACGTGGCCGATGTAAAGGCGCTGCACAAGGCGTGCGAGACGGTGGGCATTCCGTATGCCGGCGTCGAACAGCTGATGAGCCTGGGCCAGATCTGCAAGGACGCCGGTGTGCCCGTCACCAAGGTGGACACGGTGCTGGGGTTCTCCAAGTCCTCGTCGGGCGACCCGCCGGAGCTGTCGTTCTCGCAGTTCGTGATGAATGGGCGTGACGTAGTGGCCGAAGTCGAACGCGAGTACCGGGACGGCGTGTTGGACCTTACTTCACTGCACGTGGACCATGAGTACCAGGGTCAGGGCATCGGCAGTGCGTATCACAATGCGTGCTACAAGGCGGCGGCGGCGCTGGGTGCGGACCACATCAGCATGCTGGCCATGAGCGACCCACACGGTGGCATGAACGGCGCGTACACGTGGGCCATGCAACCAGGGTGGAAGTTCAGCACGCCGAGTTCTCGCGAACGCGCGGTGGCCAAGTTCAGCAAGTGGATGCAACAGGAGTACCCGGAGATCAAGCTACCCGACGAAGCCCTGCGCAACTTGCACACGCCGCACGACATCGCCACGTTCCGCGTGCCGCACGACGACCCGCACGGCTACGCCGACCAGGCCGTGGGCAAGAAGTTTCTGCTGGGCGAGGTGATGTGGTACGGCGTGCGAGGAGTACAACCATGAGCAAGCAACGCCCCCGGCAACGTGCTGACTACCAGCAGACGCCGGAGTTTGCACAGGAGATGGGCTGGGACGACAACCCGCCGCCCACGCCAACGGACATGCCGACCGACGAGGACGTGGAAGCCGAACGCCAGCGGCTGTTCGGCAACGCCGAATGACGTACCGCAGCTGGCCCCAGCTGGCCGACCGCCTGGTGGACGCGTGGCGGCAGGCGTTGAACCTGGCCGTTACCGAGTACAGCCGCCGCCTACGGTGCGCCAGCGTACTGGCCGAGGCCGCAGGCGGTGCGGCGGTGCAGTGGGCCATCGACCACGCTGGGCGCAACGTGTTCATGGAGCAGCTGGTGTTGCCCGTGGCCCAGCAGCATCACGGCGTGGGGCACCGGTACATGCGCCGCGCCGAGGCGATTCTGGCGATGAGCGGCATCCGCGCCGTGTACGTGTTGGCGGTGAGCAACACCGACGACGAGCAAGCCACCTACCGGGGCGCTTACGTGTGGGCGCGCTGGGGCTATGCGTGGGCGGGCACGGCGGTGCAGTATCGCACGCTGCATCGCTACGCGCGGTGGGCCGGCGTGCCGTTTACGCGCGTGGACGGGTTGACGCCGTTCGGCCTGTCGGAATGTGGGCCGCGGCGGCAGCGTAGCGGCAAGGCGTTTCTGCTGGGCGGGGACGGCAGCGTGTCCTGGGCTGGGTGCAAGTCCCTTGATCAAGGGGCCTATACGCATCGTGGGCCGTGAGGTAACAACCACGTAAGGTTGGCGGAGTTGCCCCCACGGCGGGTAACAACTTGCAGAGGGAACGCATTCCATGACGATGCAACTGTGCGCGGCATGTTCTAACTCGCTCAAGGCCGGCGTGCTCCCAACGCAGTGCCCCGCCTGCGGTGTGGTGCTCAACAGCGTAGCGCCACCTGGGTGGGAAGAGACCGTCACCAAGATGAAGGAGCACCCCGAGATTGACAATCCGTGGGCGCTGGCTTGGTACATGAAGAACAAGGGCGACACGCCCGGTGGCAGCGACGACAAGAAGAGCAAAGCCGCTGCCAACGGTGCGGGGCCTGGCGCGGCTACCATGCCGGCGGTGTTCTCTGATGCGTGGGGCGCGTTCACGGCCATGCGCGCCGCATCCGAGGAGCCGCCGCACGGTGAGACGCACGCGCCGGAGGGCGAGCACCCCGAGCCAGACGGCGACGAGCAGGTGACCAGCGACAAGACGTTCAAAGAAGTGGCCGCTATGTACGCGTCCGCCGCACCGACGCGCACGTTGCGCCTACCGCGTAGTCGCCTGCGCCGGGAATTAGCTGGCCTGCCAGCACCGCTACCGGCGTTGGAGGCACGGGCCGACCCGTCGTCTGGTGCCTGCCCGTCGCCGGGTGGCGGGTCGGCACTCGTGCTAGCGCCGTTGTCGTTGCAGGCGCAGATCGGCGCGTATGCCTTCTACGCCGAGCAAGACGACCCACACCCCAACATCGTGCCGTTCAAGGCCACGCTGCACCCTGTGGACCAGCCCAGTGACCGTCCGCCCAACGGCAGCAACGGCCACTTGGTGATGATCCCGCACGACGTAGCGGCTGCCAGCCTGCAAGACCTGATTGGCATGCCGATCAACGTGCAGAGTGGCATGATGGCCGGCCATGCCACCAAGCAGCCCATCGGCGTGATCACGCATGCGGCCATCGGCGAGGACCCTGCGCCGCAGTACGCGGTGCCGGGGTTCCGCGCGGACCCGCACAGCGTCACGATAGCGGGCCACCTGTGGGCCAAGAACTTTCCGGCCGAAGTGGCGCAGCTGCGCAACGCGGCCCGCGCTGGGCTGATGGGCACCAGCTACGAAGTGAGCCACGTGGACGTAGAAGACCCCCGCCAACCGGTGTGGACGGTGCGGGGCATGCGATACACTGGTGCTGCGGCGTTGCAACGCGGCGCAGCGGCTTATCAACAGACGCAGCTAGCCGCCGAGGCGATGCAGGCAGCGAGCGTCACGGTCAAATTCGACAAGGAGGAGCAAGCGATGACGACTCCCGCTGTACAGGCGATGCCCGGTGGGCCGCAGCCTGCCTATGCGCCGCAGCAGCCCCAGCAGCCGGCAGTGCCGGGACAGCCGCCCGTGATGGGCGCACCCGTGGCCGCGCCAATCGTTCAGCAACCCGTGGGTGCAGCTGTAGGGCCGTTCTTCCAAAGCAACGGCGGCGGTGGTGGCGGTGGTGGCCAGACGATGGCTCCGGTGCCGCAGGTACAGCCGCTGAGCGGTGGCCCGCCGATGCCGCCCGCCCCTGCGCCGCACCCGGCGATGCCCGGTGGCGCGCCCAACACGGCCATGCCCCCAGCCGCGCCGGCCCCCGCGCCCATGCCGCCGCACCCTGGTGCAGCGCCGGCCACGGGCGCAGACCCGGCGATGGTCAACGCAGTGTCGCAGGCCGTCATCGGCCAGCTGATGCCCCGCCTGCAAGCCATCGAAAGCGTGGTGGCCCAGCTGGCCATGAAGCCTGGCGACGCCCCCGAGGAACAGAATCTGAACAAGCAGGCCGACCAGGCTGACGACAAGGCCAAGGGCCTGAACAAGGACGCCAGCGACGCCCAAGGGCAGGCCGCTGCCCTGGCCGGACAACTGAGCGCCGCTGCCACCCCGCCGTTGGCGCCCGCGCAGCGCAAGGAGCTGGCCGCGCAGCACGCCACCGCGCTGAAGCGCGTGACCGAGTGCTCGGCGCAGGCGCAAGTGTGGCGCGCACGCGCCCTGATTCTGCGAGCCAACGCAGCCGGGTTTGGCCCGCTGTTGCAGGCGATGGCCGCGCTGGTGACCGACGAGAACGTGGAGAACCGTAAGCTGCTCACCGACCTGGGCACCAAGGTGGACAAGGTGACCGGCCTGATCACCGACAAGAAGGGCGGCAGCGGTGCCCCCGGCCAGGGCGGGCGCGAGAACGGCGTCAGCCCGAAAGACAGCGCACCGGACGGTGGCGGCACCGACATCGCCCCTGGCGAAAAGGAACCGACCGACGTCAAGGCTGGCGCGGCCCGCTCGCTGATGCCTGCGCCGCAGCGCAAGTCGCTAGCTCCCGAGACCATGCGCACGCTGGGCAAGTTCGATCAGCTGCAAGCCTCCGCCGATGGCAGCTACGAGGAAGGTGCCCTGGACGCTGCACTGAGCAAGCACAGCATCCCGGTGAGCAAGCGCATCGCCATCAAAACCGACCTGCAAGACCAGGGGCTGCTCCGCGGCAAGCCCTCCAAAACGCCAGCGACCGGGCTCTGAAACCCCGTCGTCCGATAGCAACACTGTTGACCGCAGCAACCGTATCCCACCAACCCATTAGGAGGACACAGTACAATGGACCACACCATTCAGGGTCGCGTCTCCTATGGATTCGTGTCGGGCGAGATGGGGGTACCAGCCCCTGGTGGCCAGATACTGTCCATGGGGCAGGTGCTCGAGAAGCACCAGCTGGCCACGCGCGACTACCGCGTCGCCTACATGCAGGCGCAGGCAGCGCAGCGTGGCATCACCGTAGCGGAACTGCAAGCCGCTGCGGACTTTGCCGGTCCCGGGGTCATCGAACTGCCGAAGTTCGAGACCGAGATCCTGGACATGGTGCGCCGTCGCGGCGTGCTGGGGCAACGCATCCGCAACGTGCCCAGCACCGGGCAACCGGGCCGGTACTTCGAGCAGCGCACCATCGCGTTCGGCGCGTTCACCAATCCGCGCCTGATCGCACAGACCGCCGAAACCCCGCAACGCTCGGAGCGCGCCATCAGCATGAAGGCGATCTCCATGCAGATCAACTTCGGCCTGTTCGACGTGGAAGTCACCCGGCAGCAGGGTATGTTCTCGAGCCTGGTGGGCAAGGACGTGGAGGACGGCATCACCGGCATGCTGCGCACCAGCGACATCGCGCTGTGGTCCGGCAACGATACCGACCTGGCCAACCCCACCACCACGCAGTACGTGGGCGGGTTCACGCAGATCAACCGCACGTTCAGCATCGGCCCGACGGCCAGCATCGTCGATGGGATCAAGGCGGAAATCGCCAGCATCGTGTCGAACCGCGCCTTCGAGGCGAAGGTCACGGCGCTGTACGCACACCCGCAGATGGCCGACCTGATCGACCAGGAAGAGCGCCAGAACCACCGGCAGATCAGCGAAGTGGACGTCACCAACCGGGACAACGAAGTGATCGCCGGGGTGCGCGTCCAGGCGCTGACCACCGCCGCTGGCAAAATCCCGATCATCCCCGACTGGTCGCTGCCCGCACCGGCCCTGATCACCACTGGCCCCAACACCGGCAGCCACAACTACTACTGCGTCATCGTCTCCGAGGACCTGATCGAGTACCACTACATCACCACCCCGGAGCCGCGCGTGTTCGTCCTGGGACTGCTGGGCAACTTGGCCACCCAGTACGTGGGCGTGATGTTCGGCGCTCCCGTGTTCAAAGGCAAGGCCGATCCGGGCACCAGCGCCGAAGTGGACGCCAACCGCGTCACCTACGCGCACAGCGTGGGTACCATCGTTCGGCCGTAGCACCCACTGCTGTTCGAGCAGCCGAAAGGAGGCAACAGCAATGGCGACCAAGGACCCGCACCACCCCGAACAACACCCGCACGCCCAGCCGGCAGTGAACGATCCGCGCAAGTTCCCGTCCACCGTGGAGCCAAAGACCCACCACGCCGGCGACGAACACCAGTGGCCCGCTGGCAAGGCACCGCCCGACGCCAAGGAAGATCAGCCGAGCGTCAAGGCGGTGCACACCGAAGAGGAAGCCAAGCAGGCAGCCGCAGAGGCGCAGTGGCCTGCGGGCAAGCCACCGCCTGATGCTCCGGCGGCGGAGCCGGTGATCAAACACCGGGACTACGGCATGGACCCCGAGGTTGGCAAGCCCAAGGCCGGCGCTGACGCTGCCGCGTGGGTCGATTACTTTCTCGCCAAGCACAAGGGCAAGCTGAGCGGCACAGCGGCGCGGGCCGCACTCCTGGACTTGTTGGAGTCGTACAGCGGTGGCAAGGCACCGCCCAAGGCCGCAGCTGCGGCCGACGAGGAGGATACGCCCACCAAGCACGACCCGCACGCTGCACCGCCGCACGCTGACCCGCACAAGAAGAAGTAACGGGCCGGCACCAACTGCCGGAAGGAGACCAGTGACATGGCTGATGTGAAGATAGTAACCCGTCGGGGCGAGTTGGCAGGCCCCAACAGTGAGGACGGCCACGACCAACGCCGGGGCATCCACACCGTGTACCTGGCGGACGAGTCCAGTGGCCAGGACGATGCGGGCAACTACCGCAAGCAGCGCGTCGTGTCGTTCATGAAAGGCCGCAACGATGCTGTGCCCGCCCAGCTGCTGGAGCAGCTGCGCGCAGCCGGATTCTGCAAGTAGTCCCTGGGGAGAAGCCACGCAGGGTACGACACGCGATGGAAACCGTAAGCAAAGGCGCGACGTTGCATACGGTATGGTCGCTGTACGACCCTGCGTCCCCTACCACCCTGGTGGACCCAGACGAGTACCCCGAGGCACCGCGCTTCAACGTCTATGACGTCGATGGCATTACACCGGTCACGGGCTTTAGCGATTTTCTGTACACCTTGCGCCGAGGGCCTGGCGTGTTCTCGCTGAACCTCCCCATTCCGTTGGCGGGCACGGTGATGCCGCCCACGGCGTTCGGCAAGTACTACACGCTGCGACTGAACACCGGCAGCCGCAATGGCCAGAACCTTGTGCAGAGCGATGGCAGCCAGCCGGAGTTCCAGTTTGCGGTGGAAGATACGGCCAACGCCTACCTGCCCGACCGCCCGTACACCACGCCCGACGAGATGGTGAACCTGTACGGCATCGACGGCCCACCCACGGTGCAGCAGGTACGGTTTGCGCAGGGCCTGTGCGACGACTGGATGCACCGCAGCCTGTGGCCGAGCATCTTTGAGAAGGAACGGTACAACGTACAGCCGGACCGCAACTTGGTGCTCCTGTCGCACCGGCCCATCACGCGCATCTTCAGTGTGCGCGCTAACGACCCGGTTGACGCCAGCGGCGTGGTGGGGCGCTACGGCTACGGCCGACGAGACCGCCGCACGCTGAACCAGATCAACGCCAACTACCTGAGCGTCATGGCCGTGCTGGGCAGCCCGCCACGGTTTGTGCCCATCCGCGCTGAAGACATCGAATTCAACCCGTACACTGGCGAGTGCTGGTTGCCCAGCGGGTTCTTCCTGGTGAACTACAGCCAGGTGGAATTCACGTACGAGGCGGGCTTCCGTGTCATTCCGGAGCGGGTGAAGCGCGCCGTGGCCGTGACGTTGCAGTTTGTTCGGCTGAAGGGCTTTGGCCCGCTGATGAACTGGACGGTGGGCCGCGTGAGCCACGCCACCAAGGACCCAGACATCCTGCCTGGCGAAGTCAAGCGCATGCTCGAACCCTACCGCAGCAAGTATTGGGGCTGACGTTACTATGTACATGCACCAGGACATGCACATCAGCCCGTGGTCCCTACCCACGTGGCAGCAGCTGACGTTCTTCCGGAACGTTGGCGGCGTCAACGACCTGGGCGAAGAACTGTACAACCCCTGGCCGTACTTGCAGCTGCACTGTCACGTGCAGCCGGAAGGCAACAGCAAGATACTCAACAGTCGGCTGGCCAATACCTACGCGCAAATGTACTACGTGTGGATTCGGGGTGACGTGTCGATACGTCGCAATGACCGCACTGTGGTTGAGAACGCCGAATGCGTTATCGAGACGGTGCACCGCTGGGGTGGCCACACCGAGCTGGAAGTTGGCGCAATCATGCCCGCTGGGGACACGTCACCGCTGCCATGAGCGCCGCTAAACGCATTGTCGAGGAACAGGCGTGCCGGTTGCCGCGCAGCCGGTATGAATGCCCTGCGTGTGGAGAACTGACAGATCGCCCTCGTGCACTGTGCGAAATCTGTGCAGAACAACTCGATAAAGAAGACGCTCGCAAATGACGCCGCACCGCCGCCACTTGCTGCTGACCGTGAAGACCGCCATGGACTCCGTGCCGTTGCTGTACGCGCGATTCCGCCGTGCGCTGCTGGCCGACGCGCGCACTGGTGGACCAGCGGCTGTGCAGCGCCAGTACATGGCGCGCTTCCGCCAGTACGTGGCCGAGCCGCGCCGTGCGCTGGTGGTGGCGGTGGCGCACAGGGCGGCACGGCTGCGGGCAGCCGCTATGGTGGCTGGAGCGCACGCGCACCCGTGGGTAGGGCACCCGGCTGCTCCAACGGCTGCGGTGGCCGCTGCGGCCCAGCGCGTGGCCTTACGCGCCTTGACGCACCAGCGTCGGGGTGGCTGGCGCATTACCGACCTGGAGTGGCCTAGCGACCGCTACGTGCAGGGGCTGTTCTTCAGCACGTGGGACGCGTGGCGTCGCCGTGCCGGCGGCACCGCACTGCGCGCTGCTGCGGACGACGAGGACGCCGACGTTGACGAGGATGCCCCCAGCATTGACCCCGCCCGCCGCAAGATTGCGTACCCGTTTGATGAAGACGTAACCGACATCGATCCGGAAGAACTGGTGGACGACGCCCTGGACGACGTGGTGGTAGGCCGTGGCGAGTACTATGCCGTGGCGGGCATCCGGGACCTGGCCCGCGAGGCGGACCACTTGATGTCCGCTATGGAAACAGCTGGCCTGGCTCCGCAGATCATCGGGTGGCGTTGGACCCTCAGCGACTCGCACAAGTACAGCAAGCAGGGCGACGAAGTGTGCGAGATGCTGGCCACGGCCGACGTGGGCCACCCGCACGGCCCTGGGGTGTACTACGATGCGTTTCTGCCCAAGAGCCACCCCAACTGCATGTGCGACCTGACCGAAGAGTGGGCCGACGACGATGAGTTGGACGACCCAGATTGGGAACCACCGGAACCGGACGACGATTACGAGGACCAGGTGCTGGCGCTGCCGGGGCAAGACGACGGCGACGGCTCAGGCATGTTTGCAAGCGCCGCGTAGTGCGGCTACAGAGAGGAAGGAGAACGGAAAATGGCTGGAACGTTGATGACGGATCTCAAGGCAGTCGCCACGGCGCTGGTGGTTCCCACCGATCAGCAGGGGCCTGGGGGCTTGCCGGTTGGCGTAGACCCGGTGATCCTGGTCGACACGGCGATCAACGGCGTGCGAGACATGCTGCGCATCGCCAACGAGATCAACCGCGTGTTGCCCGCCGGCGCGGCCAAGACTGCGATGTCTGTCGTGCTAACCGACTTGACGTAGCGGAGAGCGTCTCTCGCGCCCTTCACCGCGAGAACGGGCGGCGTGGGCGTCAGCTGAAGCGAGTGTGATTCTCCCGATCACTACTCAAGAGACCGGCTGACCCCACGCCGCAGCATCCTATGTCCCAAGCCGACGACATAGCTGCGAGTCTGCAACAGCGGTGCGATGCGATGGCCGATGCGTTGCTGCCCATCTGCCGTGACGTGAACGCGGTGCTGGAGCACTACGTGCGCGACCAGATTGGCATCCACGACCACTCGCTGAAGGACTTGGCCAAGTTGGGTCACCCGTACCGCGTGGCCGGTGGCGGCTACATGCGCCAGAACAAGAAGGGCCAGTGGCAGGGCGGCATACACAAGGAAGCCCGCTTGCAGCGCGAGCAGTCCCTGGGCCACGACATCAAGCTGGTGCACGTACAAAGCAAGACGCTGTGGGATGCCCTGTACAACCGCGTGAATCGCGTCGGCAACAGCATTCTCGCGGTGGTGGGCGTGGATATACAGAAGGCTCCCTATGCCCCGTGGATCATCAAGGGCACGCGCCGCATGATCCCCCGTGACTTTCTGGGCATTGGGGCGCTGCGAGCCCGCAGCGAAATCCATGCCACCTTGCGCGTCGGCATCAACGATGTGGCCAAGGCCGTGGGCGCACAATGATCGAGTTCAAAAGCCGGGTGCGCTCTGTGCTTCTTGCAGATGCCGCGTTAGCGCCAAAGCTGGCCTGGGCTCCTGGTGCTACTCGTGATCATCGGGCCGTGTTCCTCAACCATCTCTCTGCGGTCTCTAAGGTTAACTACCCGGCCATCTCGCTCTATTGGGAAAGCGGTTCGGATCAGCATGTGGTGTTTGCGATGAAGGGCCAGCTGTGGGTGGACATCTGGGTGTGGGAAACGCCCAGCGACCCCGGCACGGTAGGTGGACTGAGCGGGGCGTACTCGATTTACTACGACGTGCGCCGCCTGCTGCACCGCCAGCACCTGACGGCCCTGTTGCACAGCGCGCCGTACTGGCTGGTCAACTGCACCGAGCAAGAGTCCTGCTTCATGGAAGATTTCGACGAGCAACAGAAGCTGTACCACGTGGCCAGCAAGTACACGGTGGAATTAGCGCCCACGGGTGCGGAAGATGCGGTGCCCAACTGATGCTCTGGCTAGCCGCACTGGGCGTGATCGTGACGGCGGGCTTCTGGGTGGCGTGGGCACGCTGGACGGAAATGCGCGTGCGGCAACTGGAACAGCGTGTAGCGGACGTCTCAAGACTACTGGGCTTCCGCCCACTGCCGACTGATGACTCCACCAAGCGCAACATCTTGGACCCGATCGCTTATGCGTCGCCTGACGAACTTACTGGCGAAGCCAACACACACCGGGCGCACACTCGCCGTATGCGCGAGCCCCGCAACATCTTCACCGATGGGAGTTGAACAGATGGCAACCAATCCAGCACCACCGCACGACGGGGCGGCAGACACCGACTCTGCCCCGCAGGTTCCCAGCAGCGGCGTCACCACGGCACCGGCAGACCCCACCAAGCCACCGGAAAAGTTGGTCAAGCTGCGCCGCAAGCGGCCTACGCCGGTGGCTGGCGAAGAGTTTGTGACGACCAAGGACGGCAAGAGCGTCGCCGTCTTCTACGATGGCCTGGGGCAGTTTCCGCAAACGGTAGCCGATGCGTTGGTGGCGCAAGGCGATGCCGAAGTCGTACCGGAGCCTGCTGCCGCGCCCAGCAGTGCCGCACCCAAGAAGTAACACTCCACCGCCTATAAAAGGAGGCCCAGTATCATGGCGAGACAGATTTTCCCGTTCGGCTCCGGTCGGATGTTCCTGAAGCAGGCCACCGACCTGGGGTACATTCGCGTCGGTGTAGCCGCCATGCAGGAAGGCAGCTGGGCCGTCGAGACGGATATCAAGCAGCTGCACGGTGCCAACCGCTTCCCGGTGGACGTGCGCACTGGCATGGGTAAGATCGATGGCACCGCCAAGTTCACCGACTGGGACCCGCTGGTGATTGGCTTGATTCTGCAAAGCCAGGTCATCCCCGGCGTGGACGTGGTGCACATCGTCAATACCGACGCCACCGGCAACCCGCTGGTGGCCGCAGCCACCGTGACGGTCACACCGCCCACGGTCAACACCATTGCCGGCCAGTTTCTGCGCAACCTCGAAGTGGTATACAAGGCCACCGGCACCACCCCTGCGGCGCTGGTGGGCATGCCGCTGACGCAGGTGACCACGGTCCCTAGCAGCCCGCCCAACACCGGCAAGTTTTCCGTTGCGGTGACTGCGCCCACGGCCACGTATAGCTTCGGCTCGGACGACGTGGGCTATGGCATCCAGATCACCTACGTGTACTCGGTGGCCAGCGGCACCGGCGTACAGAAGATCGACTGGAACAACGTCATCATCGGCCTGTCGCCGGTATGCGCTGGCGTGTTCCAGGGGATCAGCGATGCCAAGCAGATGGTCATGGAGCTGAACCAAGTGGTGCCCCACGGCTTGAAGTGGGCCAGCCGCATCGACGACTGGAGCCACATCGACATCGGCCTGAGCGCCTTTGCCGATGCCAACGACGACATTGGCTTCATCAACCTGCTGACCAACGCCACTGCGTCTTAGCGTGCTGCCAAGCTGGTCGCGCTAGTCGCATCCTGCGCACGGCTGCCTCCCAGCCTTCCCTGGGGGCAGTCGCTGATGCGCCGCCTCCTTTGCGGCTAGCGCGACCTGCACCCCCGCTATAGTGCTCTCGCCGTGCCCGGCCACGGTGGCAGCGCCCAACACCACCACCACCACCCAGGTGCGCTCCACGGAGCCCACCGCCAACAGTCTAGGAGGACCCTGCTATGGCTGACGATGCCGCTACTCCAACCCCTGTGCCGCCCACGCCGGCCCCACCGCCCACGTACCTGGACGCCGACGGGCAGTACATCGGCCCCGAGCCGTGGCCTGGCCTGAAGCGCAACCCCATCAGCGGTCGAGTGCTGGTGCTGGGTGGGTACAGCTTCTTTGTGCCGGCCATGCTGCTGCGTGACCTGAGCAAGACCGCTGCCGAAGGCTTGCTCAAGAAGATCGAGAAGGTGACTGTCGATGGCGAAGACTCCGCCCCCGTGGTGGAGGGCATTGCCGCTGCTGTGACCATTCTCGAGCGCAGTCTGCGCCGCAACTACCCGGAGATCACTCGCGATCAGATCGAAGAGTTACTCGACCTGGCGAACATGAACCAGATGGTGGAAGCCGTGTTCACCGCTAACGGCTTGCAGCTGAACCGCCCTCCGTGGATGCCGGTGGCCGCGCCTCCCGCGCCGGCGACTCCGACGAGGGAGGCAACGGTAGCGGAGATTCAGGAACCGCTGGTGAAAGCTACTACGGCCTAGACGACCCGCAGTTTTGGACAGAGCTGGAGTGTGCGTATGCCTCGGCATTCGGTTGGAGTCGCGAGCGCATCTACAACACGCTCGACCTGCCGCACTACCTGCGCACCGTGGGGTGGTGGGCCAAGCATCCGCCGCTGTTCATGCTGCCGGAGATCATTATCGAGGCGCTCAAGGCGTTCGGTGGTGGCGACCAGCAACGGCCAGACATCGGCACCGACGACTTGGGCAGTGGAGGCAGTGCAATGGGCTTGATCCCGCTGTTTCAAAAGGACGAACGCACCCGCGTGCAGGGTGCGCCGGCGGACTACTACGAGCAGATGGTGGCCGAGCTGGACGCTGGCCGTGCCACGGTGCACCGGCAAAAGGGCTTGCCGCCCCCCGCACCGTTGGCCACCGCCGTGCCCAAGCGGCCCCGACGCAAGTAAGACACCCCCAAAGAGAGGTAACCCGTGGCGGATCAGGTTGGGACTTTTGAAGTCGGGGTTGAGCTGAACCTCGAGAAGCTGGTGTCCCAAGGCGCAGATGCGCGCCGCATATTGGGGCAGATCGAGCAGTCCATTCAGGGCATCGGCACCGCGTCAAAGCAAGCTGCGGAGGACACGAAGAAACTCACCGCTATAGCCCAGATTGGCGCTGCGTATGTTGCGGTGAAGGAAGCCGTCGAGGGCGTCAGAGCCGTATTCGAACAGGCCCAAGGCATTTTTGAGAAGACCGTCGGTGCGTCGGCAGACTTTGCAGCGCAGATCGTCGAGCAAAGCCAGCAGCTGGGCATCAGCACCACCAAGATGCAGGAGTACAACCAGGGCCTGCAACTGGTGGGCGCTGGGGCACGGGCCGGCACGCAGATGTTCCAGCGGTTGTCGATGGCCATCAACAGCATGGTGGGCACCGGTAGCCGTGGCCCCGCGCAGGCGTTCAAGGACCTGGGCATTCACGTCATCAACGCCCAAGGCTACATCAAGAGCACTGCCGACGTCATGGAGGAAGTGCGGCAGAAGTTCGACAAGATGCCGGACGGTGCCAAGAAGACCGCCGAGGCGTTCGCCATCTTTGGCCGGCAAGGCCACTTGATGCTCAATATGTTCAAGGAGCTGGGCGACGCCAACCAGACCTGGAACCAGTACGTGGAGAGCACCGGCGTGGTGCTCTCTAAGAACTTGATCGAAGGTGCCGACAAAGCGGCCACGCAACTGAACACTCTGAAGGAGCAGAGCGCAGCCACGTTCACCCTCATTGGGGCCATTGCCGCGCCGGCCTTTGACCCGCTGCTGAAGGCGCTGATCCAGCTGCGGGCGGAGTTTCTAAAATTCCTAAAAGACAACCAGGGAAAGATCCGCGAGTTTGCCGACACGCTGGTACGACAACTGATGGGTATCGTCGATGGGCTGAAGTCCATGGGCACGGCGCTAACAGACTCCGGTTTGTCGATGCGCCAGTTCACGGAGTTTATCGACTTCATGGTGCACGGGCTGGAGGCGTTTAACTTCATCATCGGCGGCGTGTTGAAAGGCATCGACTGGTTGATCCGGGGCGTCAAGCTATTCGTCGGCCTAGCAACAGAGTCGGTTGGTAAGGAGGGAGATCTCGAGAGCGGCCAGCAGAAGTTTGCGCGCATCCTGAAGGAGACGTGGGATAAAGACACGATCTTCGGCGGGTTCGGCGACGCCATGATGTCGGCGGGCGTGGCGTTCGAGAAGAACAAGCAGGAAGCCGACAATACGGCAGAGGCACACACGCACGCCGCGCACAGCGTCGAACTGCTGACGCAGATGTACAAGCGGGCTGCGCCCGGTAGCCAGGAGGCTGCTGATGCGGCAGCGCACATCCGGGAGCAGCTAGCGTACTTGAAGGACGACACCGGCGAAGTCACCGAGGAAACCAAGAAGTACCTGAACACGCAGTTCGGGCTGAAGCTGGCGCTGAAAGCTACCGACGATGAGGAAGACAAAGACGCCGACCTGCTGAAAGGCGTAGCGCGCGAGACCGGCAAGGCCAACGACGAACTCAAGAAAATGATCGAGTCGCTGGAGGAAGAGCGCGCCAAGATGCTCGGCGGCACCGAAGCCGCTACCAACCTGAAGCTGGCCAAGCTGGCGCTGGCGGGTGCCAGCACTGCCGAGATCGAGAAGGCGCAATCGTTGGCCATTGCCAACGAGAATCTGCAGAACATGCAGAGCAAGATCTCTGAGGGCGTGAAGCTGCTGAGCAACAGCGCGGAGGACGCGGCCAAGAAGTTCGACAAACTCAACCAAGAAGAGTTGGCGTTGGCCATCACTCGCGCCAAGGCTGCGCACGACGACCAGGCGCTGTTGGACGCCACCACCCGCAAGGCCGAAGTTGATGGCCGCATCCGCATGGGGGAAGAAGCCAAACGGCTCAACGACCTGTTGGACTTGCAGGAAAAGCTAAAGGATTCTAACAGCGACAATGCGCAACTGGCCGTGGAAGAAGCACAGAAGCTGGGCCTGGTCACGTATGGCGTGAGCCAGCAAGGTGTCGAGATACTAAAGCAGTCGTTGGAACAGGAGATCGCATTACAGAAGGATTACGTTAGCCAGGTTGACGAGCTGACCAAACAGCAAGGCGAGCAGCAGGTTCGGGAAGTTAAGCAAAGCCTTGACAAGAGCCGCAGTGCGGTTATCGACTTTAAGAACATTGCCGGCACCGCCATCGAGGATATGTTCGAGGGTATCATCCTCGGCACCAAGAAGATGAGCCAGGTGTGGCACAGCATGCTGCAATCGTTTGCCAAGTCGGCGATCACCACGTTTAAGGACATGATCCTTAACAAGATCAAGTTCTTCGACGAGCCGGCTACGGTCAACTTCAAGGAGCTGCCCGAGAAGCTGGGCGGGGCCTTTGGCGGCATTGTGGACTTCTTCAAGGGTATCTGGACCGACCTGTTTGGTGGCAAGGAAGCGCAAGAAGCCGCCGAGGCCGGCGCGGCCCCTGGCGAAGACAAAGCCAAGCGTGCGGCAGCCGGCGCGGCCATGACCCCGGCCGAAGGTGGTGGTGCCATGACGCCTGCGCCTCCGCCGTCGGCAGAGCCCAGCGGGGGTGGCGGTGGCAGCGAGAAGAGCCAGGCCGCCGTGGTGGATGCGTGCGGCGGCATTACCGACAGCGTCAACGCAATGGGCAAGAAGCTGCACGAACCACTGACGCAGATCAAGACCACCAGCCAGACGGGCTTTCAGCAGACTGTCTCCAAGTTTGCAATGGTGGGTGTGGCGCTGGGCGGTGCTCTCATCGGCATTGGCAGTCTGATCAAGGGCCACGCGGGCAAGGTCATCTCGATTATCGGCACGGTGATCACCACGATCTCTGGCGTGGTAGCGGTACTCATGATGATTGCCAGCGAACAGATGGCGCAGTTTGCCAGTGCCGTCGGGTCGTTCGTGTCCCTCATCATTGGCTTGTTCGCCAGCTTGATTGCCGCCAGCACCAAGATCCTGGGCACTGGGCAGACTGGTGGGTACTTCGAGCACGGGGCGCTGACGCGCCCGCCAGGTGCGGTGGGCGCAACGGACCGGGTGGGGCGCAGCGGCATCGCCATTGTGGCGCACGAAGGCGAAGGGCTCGTGAACCCGCAGGCCACGCACAACCTGGGTGGGCGCGACGCCATTATGGCCCTGAACCGTGGGCTCATACCGCCGACGATAGTGGGCCGGGTGTTGGCTGAGACCGTGCCCACTACGGTGCCGGTGCCGGCGTTGTCGCGCGTGGGGCCGGCGATGGTGAGCAATGTGGTACAGCAAATTGCGTCGCCCACGTACAACCTGCACCCCGGAGCCGTCACCGTCAACGTGCCCCCTGGCACCGACGCCGCTGAGTTCGGCAACAACCTGATGCGCGGAATCGTCTCGCACTTTGGTCGTTAGCATGGACATTCTGGTTGGCCCCGAGCGGACCCGTGTGGGCGGTGGCGTGCAGCTGGCCATGCCGGCCCTTGGCTACAACTCCAACACGCTGGGCAGTGCGCCCACGCTGCGCGCCGCACGCGAGGCCGTAGACCGCCTGGTGGCCACGCAGCACGCCGGAGCCCCCGCCACCGTGGAGCTGTGGTGCGTCAAGTGGGGCCTGGAGGCGTGGGTGTTCCGCTGCACGGTAACTACGCCGTATGGCACCGCTGTGTACGCCGTGAACGTGGCTCGAGACCTGCGCACCGCAGCCAACGCCGTGCAGCACGCCGCGCTGGCCCTACGGCGGGATCGCCAGCGCCTGGGCGACACGGTAGTGCCCGTGGTGGAGCAGTATCTGGTGCCGGTTGCGCCGTGCGAGCGGCTGTGCCCCGTGGTGGCGACGGAGTGGGCGCAGGACTGGCGTGGTGACGACCTGCACGAACTGCATGTGTACCCCGCCAAAGGGCTGACGGTGTACTGCTGGCCCGCGCAGACCGAGACCACGGACGCGCCGTTGTCTCTAGAGGCAAGCACCCGCCTGTGGCACCAGCTACTGCGAGACACTGTGCGCGCCACCGAGCACCTTACCAGCACCGTATGGTCGCTGGACTGCACCGGCTTTGCCGCTGGCGACTACGTGGCCACGTTGGACGGCGCGTGGGTGCGCCGCGTGTGGGCACGGCGGCGGCGCGTGGTGGGTGGCAGCTGGGTACCCCTGGCTGCGGCCCTGCTGACCCGTACACGCGACTCGACTGGTGCGGTGTACCTCGACCAGCCCCATGCCGCATTGGAGGCCGTAGACGCCCCCGCAGCGGCCCGCACGCTGTTGGGGCGGCTGGTGCGCCGTGCCGTGGGGCGGCAGTATGTGGCGCAGGCCATACTAGGCGAAGTAGACGCCGGGGCGCTGGCCGTACTCGAACGCGCCCAAGGAGTGTTGCCATGAGCACAGAGATGAAGCCGCATCACCTGAAACTCACGGTTGGCACGCCCACTAGCTACGGCTTTGGCATTGGCACAGTGGAGCTGGACGGACACAAGCTGCACACTGTGCACTGCGTGAACATTGTGGCCACGCAGGACGACTGGTGTTACGTGACGCTGACGCTGGGTGGCGTGTCTGTCGAAGCCAACGTGCCGGACCAGCTGTTCGGCGATGTGAACCTGTTGTTCCAGCGCGCCAAGCCCGTGGATGACAAGACGGTGGTGCTGGCACACGCGCTAACGGCTGCCGTGGAGCACTACCAACGGCACCGCCACACCGCCCTGCGCAAGGACAGCGCCGATACCATCGAGGCATACGACATGATGTTGAAGGCGCAGGCGGAGTTACAGCATCATCTCAAGTCCACAGTAGAACTGCACGATCAAGAGACGCGGTTCCCGGTAGCGGTAGCAGCGCGTGGGCCGCTGGTGAAACCTTGACGGCAGCGGGTCTCCGACTGCCGTCGAGCGGGTGGGCCTTGGGAGACAACTTTTGCCGCCCAACGGTAAAGACTCCCAAGGCTCCATCCGTCACCCTGTAGGTAACTAGCTATGGCAGGCATCCCCTACTACATCAACGACTCGTCCGGGTCGCAGCGGTTTGTGCTCAACCGTTCGTTCTGGATTGCCGAGCACGACCTCGCCTTCAACTGGGGCATGGTCGATACGCCGCGTGGACATGGTGCCCGTGCATTGGACACGTCGGTGATGGGCCATAAGAAGGTGGTGTTCGCCGGCCACGTGGGGTCCGGCACCTACGGTGGGTCGATCCCGTATGGCGTCACCGCCAACACCGACGTCACGTACCTGGCCGCGTTGCAGGCCATGTTGGCGTTTCTGGCGCAGTACCGGCGCTGCATCATCGACTACCGCAACGGCTGGATACAGTACGCGCTGTTTGAAAGCGCCAAGGTCACGCAGTCCGAGGGATGGCCAGACCTGCGGGCAGTAAACCTGAACTTCGCCGTGGAAGATCCGTTTGCCTACGCGCTGCAAATGGTGAACGGCACGGCGTCGAGCAATACCATCACGGCGACGATGACCGGCAATGCGCCGACGGCGCACTACTTTCTGTATCTGCGCAGCGCCACCACCGAGATGCCCGTGCGCGTGTACCACGTGCAGAACGCCACGGTGGCCACGTTTACCATTCCGGCATACCCCGCCGATCCGCTGGTGTTGCACGGTTGGCAGTGGACGGTCTTCCAGTCGTCGTTGGGATCGTACGGCGTGCCGACGTCGCTCACGAAAACGGCATGGGGCCGCGTGCAGCCGGGTAGTGTGTTTCCTATCTTGATTCCAGGGTCCAACACGCTGTCGTTTTCCAACCCCGACGGGTCGCCGTTGACCGTCGGCCCCATCGGCAATCCGGGGGCCACGGTGTTGCAGGCGCAGCTGCAAGCGCACAGCGCCGTGTGGTGGGACGATAGCCTGGTGGTGCCCAGCAACGTGCCCCCTGGCATGTACGACCTGGCCCAGTTCGGTGTGGACGTGTATGGCTAAGTTGTACCAGGACGGCGTCGAGCAGATGCGGCTTGCTGGGGCGTGTACGTATCGTATCGAAGACGAGTCGCGGCTGTCGAACGATGGCCCGCTGGCTCCACCACGTTCAGGAGACCACCGCGCTGTGACCCCCGAGGAGATGCTGTGGGCCGCTGTGCTGGCCGATGCCATTGCTGCCGTGCGCGGCCGGACGCCCAACCTGCGCACACGCGCGGCGCACTACAAGAGCCGAGCGCACGCTGCTGCGTGGTTCAACAGCGATGCGCACGAAGTTGGATCGTTCGTGTTCGTGTGTGACGTGCTGAGCCTGGACGCCATGTACATCCGCACTCGGCTGCTGCGTGCGTCCGCAACGCGCCGCAGTGTGTGGTGCACCTTGAACTAGCCATGCGCGACATCGACAACCCCGAAGAGTACGTGCTCGAAGTGAGCACGGTACTGCCCAACGCCGACCCTGCCAGCCGCTACCAGCTGGTGGAACGCTGGGGACCGCGCCGCCGACGCCTGACCAAGCTGAAGTTCGACTTCAAGCGCAACCTGGGATGCGACACTTTGACGGCCGAGCTGCACATGCCCTGGGACGCTTGGGGCGTGGGGTATGCCAACCGGGCCATTCGGTTCTTCAACCACGTGAACCTGTACTTCCGCGGAGTGCGGTACTGGACCGGCTACGTAGAAACCGTGCAGCCTAAGTTGCACACGCCCGAGACGATCACGTTGGAGGCGCGCGGCTACGCGCACCAGGCCAAGCTGGCCACCATCAGCTGGAACTACGCGCGTACCGGCTTCAAGGTAGCGGGCGAAGTGGGCGAGATCGCCGGTGTGGTGCGGTCCTTGTTTCTGCTGGCACCGCTGGCGCTGGGCACCGACCCGGCCATGCCCCACCCGCTGGCCGACTCGTATCTGATCCACGCGTCGCTGAACCGCCCGATGGGTTTGAAGCTGGACAAGGTGACGTTGCTCGACGCGCTGAACGAGTTGGCGCAGTTGGCGGGCAACTACAACTGGGGCGTGGACGAGAACCGCCGATTCTACTTCACTGCACCGCAACCGTGGACCACCGGCACGGCGCAGTACGGCGTGGACAGCTGGACGCCGCAGCCCAGCAACTGGAACGACGGTGCCGCGCACCCGCGCTACTCAGACGAGACAGTGGCCACGCCACTGGCCGTGCCGCCAGGGTTGCCAATCGAAGAACAAGCGTCGTTTGTGATTGGCAGTGATGTGGAGTCCGTGGATCAGACCGACACCATCGAACCCTCGAAGAACGTGCTGCTCATAGTGGCACCGGGGTCCAAGGCCGGCGACCCGCCGCAGCTGTTCACGGTAGCGGACCAAGAATGGATCGACTACTGGGGCCGGCGCTTGATGGCTCGCGTGAGCACGCCGTTTTGGAGCGAGGAGGCTGACGTGCGGGCCTGGGGCGCGGCGCGGCTGCGTCTGATGGGCCGACCGCAGACCAAGGGTAATGTCAAGGCTATCACGCGCCGCTACATCGGACCGGCACACGCGCTGGGCGCGGTACGCGTGATCGACCCTGCGCTGGGCACCGAGATCGTGGAGCGTATCGAATCGGTGGGCTATACCATGGACAAGAACGCCCAGCTGGTGGCACAGGTGGAGTTCGCCTATGCACCGCCACCGGACCAGTATTTTGCTGAGCAGCTACGGCGAGACGCCACCCTGTCGCAGAATCAGGCCATCGGCGAGCGGGTACCGTTCGTGCTGCGCGACCGGTTCAGCATCTATACGGACACATGGAACGCTCACACTTAACGCTGTGGTCCACGCGCTGGGCCATCCAGCTGATCGACACCCGCACGGGCCGCGTGCTGCACGCCGTCAATGGCCACAACGACCAGCTGAACGCCGGCGTGTACGATGTGCACTCGCAGATCACCGGGCAGAAAGGCCCCGCCATCTACCAGTGGGTGGAGATTGGCACCAGTAACGCCGTGACGCAGCCCGCCGTGACCACAGGCTGCGTTGCCCCGGTGCTGCTGCCCGACGGCACGCCGGCCCGTGTGCGTGGGGCATGGAGCACCAGCGGCAGTGACTTTACGCTGGACGTGGCCATACCCGGTGCGGGCGGTGGCGGAGCCGACCTATCCAGCCCCCCGGTGACGGGCAACATCTGGGAAGCGGCGCTGTACCCCAGCCAGCAGGCCAATCTGGGCAGCGCGCTGTTCCGGTACGTGTTCCCCTCGGTGCTGACTCTGAGTAGCGCCAATACGCTGACCATCAGCATCGTGCTTGCGCCATGACCACACCGAACTTTCCGGTGCCGCTGCCCAGCATCACCACGGTGCCGCCGTCGCCGTTTCCCACCACGGCGCAGCCCATCTCACCAGACGCCACGGCGTTCCGTACGTCGCTGTACGATGCACGGCGCGAGATCATTCGGGCACGGGCCGCAGCCGGTCCCAACATGGTGCTGGGCGGGTTTCATGCTATTGCGGGCAGCAACTCGGTCACCTTCTCGCCTGGGGTGGTGCAGCTGGGTGTGCCGTTGAGCCAGTGGACCACCAGCTATCCGCCGTCGGCCGGGTACCTGTACGCGCCGGCCAACCCTGCCGGTACGGCACCGCTGGGCACCGTGGACGGCAGCATGCGTCTCGAGTTGAACGACCTGACCACGCTGACCACGGTCGGGGCGTTTCCGGCGGACGGCGAGTACATTGTCTATGCGCGGTACGACCCTACTACCCCGTATTGGGTGGCGGTAACGGCGCAGACGGTGGCAGCCGTCACGACTATGGACTGGTCATCTGCGGTGCCGCTGGCCTGGGTGCGCGTGGTGAGTGGTGCGATCACTGCCGTGCGGGACTGCCGACCTACGCCGCCGTGGCTGCCGCGCATTGCGCAATACGTGAACATAGACGCGCCGATAATGATTGCCCCAGAGTACGACAGCGAAGAGGGTCTGCTGGTGCCGTGCAACATAGGGTCGTTCTGGTTGGTGCCAGGGCAGGCGGTGTGGTTCACGGGGCAGGTGCAGTTCGAGGGGAGTTTCGATCAGAAGGACCCTGCGCGCCCTGACATCGCCTGCAAGTACAGCCTCAGCCGTGGCGACCCGGCAGACAGCTTTGCCACCGGGCACTTCTGGTACGGCGGGCGCGCGGGCACGTGCTTCCCGGTGTACCATGCGGCGTTTCCGCAGATCTCGCGCAACGCCTGGGCGTTCGAGTGTCTGTTCCTGCCTAAAGCGTTCACGGCGGTGCAACCTGATGAGGCGTCGCAGGCTGCACCAGGCATCTTCCACTTCAATGGCATCTACTGTACGGAGTTCTACACGTACAGTTTCAAGAAAGACCCAGAAGGGCCTATCCATAAGAGCGACGGCATCAAGGTGGTGTGGGCCACGCTGCGTGCCGAATGGGTGCCGTATGCCGTGCAGTCCACGGTGGCTGCTGCCACGCCGCCAACGCCGGCTACGTGTTTGGTAACGGGATGAGCACGCCAGTTGACGATACGCCGGTGCGGTTGCAGAACACGTACACCGACGCGACCAGCCCGGTGCCCGGCACGGTGATCAGCCCCGTGGACCCGTACGCGCAGTGGAACTTGGTGCGCTGGGCCAAGAGCCGCCCCGGTACGCTGCTGGCTGACCGGTACGGGCCGGTGTGGGTGCAAGGCGGCGCGACGGCGCTGATGTCCATCAGTCCAGATGTCGCGCAAGTGCAGCCGATGGAGGCGTGGGGCCTGGAAGAAGTGCTGCAACAAGACCGCGTGGCCCTGCGGGCGGTTTCGGCTCAGCAGACTGTGACTGGCGTTCCAGCTACTCCAACAGTGATCGGCACCTTCCTGGGATTCATAGTCCAGCGCGGTATGGGCACCATCGTGCCGTACCCCATCACGGCACCGAGCCTGCAACGCAAGACCACCTACATGGAAGTGCCCGACGTGGCCAACGTGGCGGTACCCGTGGCGGCGATGATAGCTGGCGCAGGCTGGAACGGGTTGATCGACCTGCGCCGCCGCCCTGGCCAGATTCTGTACGTGGACAAGAACGTCACGTACCTGACCACGCCGCAGTACAGTGCGGACATCGACAATGGGTGGTCCATTGCGCGGGACTACCGCATCTGGCTGTACGCGCCCGTGGGCGCAGTGTTTGAAGTGTGCACTGCGGTGACGTATATGCTGCCGTACGAAGACGCTATCGACGAAAAGCATGGCGACGTGCCGTTCGGTAACAACATACAGAACCCGCAGGACTACACGCTGCAGAAGTCCCTGGCCCACTACATCAACAGCGCGTTGAGCACCAACCTCAGCGAGGAAGCGGGCGTCGAGGCGTTCAACGGGTTGGACGTTGCGCAGACGCAGGCCATTGCCGACCACGCACAGAACACCCAGAAGCAGACGCTGTACCTGCGGGCAGCGTACAAGAGCCTGGTGAATGCCATACACGACATCTGCCCCGCCTATTTGATTCCACAGGGGCAGGCGCGGCAGTACAAAGTGGATGTGCGGTTCCCCCAAGTGTGGGCACGGTTGGTTGCGCCGCAGCCGCAGTTTGCGGTGACCGGCGGCATATCGAAGACGAAATGAGCCTCGAATACTTACCCGCTGCGGAGGCCATACAGAATGGCAGTCTGCTGGACGCCGTTGCGATTAACACGGTAATCCAGCAGCTGTCTGAGGCAGCGCGCTGGTTGGCCGGCGACGTACTGGGCCGCGCCATCTGGATCGACGGCGGCGATATCTCCGCCACGCTGGATGGCGATGACCTGTTTGTCGAAGTCAAGGACGTGGATACGTACCTGTTCGAGCCCAGCACGCAACCGGTGCGCGCCCTGCGGGTAGGCACGCGCTGCCGGCAGGGTACTCGTTCGGTGAACGTCGATAAGGACAAAGACTTGCTGCTGGCCATGTTGGCCAGCAACGCCGACGAGCAGCTAGGCATGATCCAGATTTACGACCCCGTGCGCGACTTTCCGCCGCAAGGGGTGGTGCCGTTGCACTGGATCGGCACAGGGTTCACCGACTTACATGCCACCGTGGACGCCCGCCCACACCCGGTGTACGGCGTGTCGATGGCTCCCAACGGGTACGAGGCGCACAGCCGCACGGCATGGATTCCAGTGCCGGACGCCAAGGCAGCGGTGTGCGTGTACCCTGGCGAGCGGCTGCTGGTCACGTTAGAAGTCAACGGTCAGGATGGGCTGGTGTCGGCGATCAAAGACAACAACTTTGTGCCCAAGGATCGGGCTGATAACACCAAGCTGGTTGTGGCGCTGAACGGGTACATACCACCGACGGACGCCGACCCGTTGCGTGTGGGGTACGAGACGGCGTTTCCCGAGACGCACACCCACACGGCCATCTGGATCATTGATCCGTTTGCCGCCAATCCTGGGCTGATCTTCGGCACGCCGGACCCAACGCAGGGCGGGCCGATTCTGGTGGAGCTACAGATACGCGGCTTTGCCGCCAAGACCGATAAGATGCTGTTCTCGGTGCGCGTGCTGCCCGCTGAGTGCGTACCGGGGTAA